GTGTTCTCGGCGCATCAAAAAACCTACCCCCCTTCGAATAATTACACTGCTTACACAGGCATTGTAGGTTCTCAGGATGGTCATCGCCGCCTAATCTGCGCGGCACAATGTGATCGACTGTATCCCCCCACTGACCACAAATCTGACAAATGTTCTGATCGCGCACAAGGATTCTTTGACGGATCTTGCGCCATCGGCGGGTTGATCCGTTTTCTTTGAGACTACTCAATGCCACCCATATTTCTTCAGATGATTGAGCGCCTTGCAAGCAGATCCTGAATATCGATGATCGAGATAGCGAAGATGCCAACGGATCTGATCGCGGGGTGACAGATCCTTGACTTTAGGATTGCGCATTTGTGCTAATCCATAATGAGATCCATTACGCGCCCGCGGGTTGAAGGAACTCTCTCGCATTATGACTTCAACATAACACTGGCTCTCATACAAATCTGCATTTAGATGGTTATATGCAACAAGGATCCAGTCAATTTGTTTTGGTGTTAGATCATAAGCATTTGAGGTAGTGATTGCTTTTAGATTTATTGTTATTGCGATGAGCGCCAGCGATATTAATCGAAGGCATAGCCCTCGCCTAAACACTCTGCGTAGGGCTGCTTCGGCGCCCCGCAACGCAGGCAGTGTAGCGGTACTGTCAATAGGTAACATATAAAACCCCTGTTCAGGTCGGCGTTTCGCTTACTCCAATTCAAGCATTTTTATCGGATCGATTGCATTACTCATCATCGCATCCTTTAATTTATCCCTCCCATCTGCTGCAAACTTTGTCATTAAATATGGCTCACTGGTATTTCCCACAGCCCAACTCACCCTCTCACCATTGTGATCAATCACCAAATCATCCACATATTGTAATTTGGCAAGTAACACATCAACAGATCCTTCCCTCACCGATTCCACAATCTCGCTTGCAAAATTGGTTTTAACCCATTCCACAAACGCCTTCTCATTGACAATTTCCCACTTAAACTTGGGATTGGCAGTCATCACAAATGCCACAGTCTGATCACCTAATTCAGCCTTGACCCGATCAGCACCCAACTTATCCATCTCAATTTGTAATTCAGCCCGCAGCCTATCTTTTGCCTTCTTTGCTTCATCAGCAATCAGGCTCAGTGCTGCAAGTTTTAGGCTCATTTCCTTGATGCTCATTTGCTCCCTTTCAAATTGACCACCAACCGCCATATTTGGCTTCAGGATTGTCTTTCAACCATTTGCGGTTTATGCGGTTTTGTTGTTCCCAATTCATTTGATGTGTCCATCTACCGCAATCCGAACAGATTTCCTCATCCCGATCGCGATAGATGTGATCACATTTCATTTCTTCGTTTTGCTCCATCCATCACCTTTGAAAATAACACCTGGGTTTGTAAATTGTTTCTCCATAGGTGTTTGACAGTCACTGCACCAAATCGAGTGATTCGAATAAAGTGCAAATGATTGTTCAACCACAATGCCGCATTTAAGGCATTTGAATTCATAGGTCGGCAATGTCCAATTCCTTAGTAATATCTTGATGACCTGTAAAGTATTTGATTTGAAGGCTCTCTAATCCCCTGGCAAGTCGGCAAATCCGGCATTGAGCAGCCTTCATCTTGTAGTTGCCACATTGATCACATCGGGTAACATCATCCTCACCCGAAGCAATCCTTTCCGAAGGGTAGATAATGCGCTGGGTGAAGCATCGTTGGCATTCAATCAGCCATACTTCACCTGGCGCTTCGGGTATATCAGGGCAATCGTAAGTGCGTAGCAACAGATTGACTGTCACTTTTTTGCAATCACCGCACTTAAACGGATGCGCATCGCCCATCATTTTTTGAATACCCATTTGCCGGATTCATCGATCTTCATCCATTTCGCTTGATGACCCGAATCCTTTTGTGGGCATACCCAACCGCGATATTCGCGACCCTCTTTCACACCCTGCTTCAATACCATTACGCCACATCCACCGCTGCATAGTGGCACTTCATCAATGATCTCAGCGCCTAATTCAGCAACAATTTCGCTGACATCAAACACTTTTGGCTCAGGATCATTTGGGCGTTGCTCCTTGACAAACTCAGCCAATTTAGGATTGGTGGTTTGGATTGGTTTGAAGTGAGATGGTGCAGATCCATTTGGTTTGGCTGGATAACCAGCAGCCTGAAGCGCCCTGCCGAGAGATCCACTTTCACAGGTTTCAATTGCATATTGCTTGCTTTTAGGCTCGCTTGACAATCCTGTTGCGAATGGTTCCTGATCATTCCAGGTGCGATATAACTCAGTTTTGATTATATAAACCTCAGATTGCGGGTGTAATGATTCCGCAAGGATGTGTGATTTGTGGCGATAGTCAGGAAAGTCAGCCTTAAACTTCGCAAACCTTTCCCAAACACCTTCATATTCACTAAGCCAATTTGTCATCTAAATACTCCTGTTTTGCTCGATTAATTTCAAATTCAAGTTGCTCTTTAAGCGAGAAAAATGATCCATCGCTCCAGTTTTGTAAATCAGCAGCACACTGCAAGCAGTAAAACCTGGTGATTCCAGCCCTGCCTGGTTTGTTCGACACTGCCTTCCAATATGCGGGTACGCGAGCCAATGGGTGAAGTTCCTTGTTTCGCGATAAGTGTGCGTAGCGCATTTTGCAGTAATCACAAAATTGCTCTCTATTCGAATTTCGCATTAAACTCAATGTCGCTCCAATCATCGGGTGAAGTAAATCTAAGTTGGGCGAATATAGATCCGTATCCAATGAGATCGAGATACGAATCTTCGCGACCTGGAGATTCCACAATGCGGCTGAGTTTCGTTGCGAGAAATATAAGCGCCAACTCAGATGGCTCTCGCAACTGAACACCGAGAATTCGGGATAACTTGAAAATGCGTAATAGGTTGCACCGCGGATCACCATAGTCTGCGCCCCGCTCCCTAATGGTATTTGCAGCCTCTTCAGCCCATTCTGCTGCTGTGCGATCGCTGAAGTCATCGATGCCCATTCATAGCCTTCTGCACCGCTTTACCTGCGCGAAATCCTTTTTCATAGGCTCTTGTTTGACCCCAAAACGATCCAACAAATACGCCCATCAATAGCGATACTGACATCGCAGCAATTAAAAACATATAAAAATTTAAATCAGGCAACATCGACATTCACCCCAAATCGATCTAGCCAATAGGCTTCGACTTCGGCTTTTGCCAATCGACCGCGCAACTGTTTTTTGCCCATACGCTCGCGGGCGAATTTGCGAATCAGTGATCCTTTAACAAAATTCTTGCCATCGGTATATGCACCCGAATCGCTGTGAAAGGTAACTGTGGTCATTAAACATTTGCCTTTTGTGGCAGTGCAGCAAATGAAAATTCCTTTTCACCAGTGACATCATCGGTGATGATAATCAAATAACCTGATTCAAATTTGACAACTTTGCTTGACATTTTGTGGCTCCCTATCGCTTGGTCGTTCGCCTTGCGATGGGTTAAATGTATTTGACCCTAAATGGATTTGGCAAATGGATTTTCGGTGTGTCGCAACAAATCCAGGGCATCGTTGATGTGGAGGAATCCCACAGGGCGGGTAGTCACCCTAGATCCGGCAAAATCAGTCTTATTGGGAAGTGCCTTCATTTGCCATTGTGGGGGCTTTAGGGCATCCAATTGCCAGCACCATATACCCATAGGGGTTGAGGAGATGTAATAGGCTGTAAAGTGCCTCAGAAGCCCGATTTCGACCATATTACGCCACTTGTGCTTCTCAATCATCAAATCGTCATAGTGGGTGCGGCGGCACTTCAACTCAAATATTGCCCGCTCATCTATTGAGTAGGCATCAAAATGGTCAGTTGGGGAGCCAGGTTCAAGGTCGGCAATCCTGGCTTTTAGGAATTCGAATAAATCGACTTCTCTGAAAATTAGCCTGGATCCTCTTCCCCATCTTCCCACCCAATTTTCTTCATCGGGTCAGAAGGCACTATCCAGTCAGGGTATGAATCTCGATCCATAGCAAATGACAGGGCATACTCATCGCCCCATCCGGCTGCTTTTGCAGCATCAAACACTTCTTTTGCTTCAATAAAATGAATACTTAATTTTGATGGGAAATTGTCGCGCACTGTTTTTCGTTTGCGAGCGCGTTTGGGAGTTGCTTTAGCGCGGCGCTTTTTTGCGTTTCTTTGTTTTGGCATTTGCAACTCCCTTCGATGGATTAGTGTGAAGGGCAGCGCGGATCAAGGCAAGCATCTCAATCTGTGTGTCCTCTAGTTTTGTCAATCTTTCAGCCAGGTGGGATTTCTGAATGACCTGGGGTACTTCGGTGCGGATGAGATAACGCAAGCCACCAAGCAGGGCAATAATGATGCCGCATACCGATGCAGCGGTTGCTGCCACTTCCGCAACTGACATTTACTTTGTCAATCCGTAATCAGGTGAATTGCGATCAGCCCATTTAGCGGCTGGCAGGGTAATTGCCCCAATCAGCACTGCATATTCAGGAGCAAATTCCAGGGCAAGAGAAATGCCCATTGTGACAGCGGATG